CCAAAGAAACTAAACCTGTATTATCAGGTTCTACTGTTTTAACAACGAATGTAGTTACAGGTTTTAAAACATTACCCTTATCAGTTGTTATTGCATCAACTCTTAATTTATCTTGTTGTGAAATGTAAGGTACATCAGATGCTTTGACTATTGCTCTTGGTTGATAACCAGCAACAGGAACAGTGCCACCTTCTATATTGAAATATTCTTGGTCAATAATGATATTAATATTCTTAGAGAATCCTGAATCAATATCAAAGAGGGTATCTATTAATGGGAAATCATCCCATAAAGATTGTTGGACTTCAAAGAAAGTAGCAGTAACACCATGACCTGTTGTTGTATCAACATAGGCGTTAAAATCTAATGCACTCTCTAAAGGCATGATTTATTTTTTAGCTCTAGTCTTAGGAGCTTTTACTTTTGAAGTTTCTAAACCTACGCTTCTATCTTCTTTTTTTGCTTTAGGTTTAGCTGTATGAACTTCAGCTTTGCCATAACCACATAAAGCATGACCTTCATGCTCAGGTAGTTCAACTATATCACCAGCATGTACTTTAGAACCGCCAGCCATTGTATCTATTAAGATTTTATATTTTTTCATATTTAAGTTGGGGGTATTACTACCCCCATTCCATTTAAGCATCAGCTAATTAGTCAGATGATTTACAGAAAGATACTGCATGTCTTACAGCAACATCAACAGTTTGTAGAGCAACAATTCTTACTCCACCTGAAGTTGATAATGCATAAGGGTCAACAGTAATATCTAACCCACCGTACATACCAATTAATAGGTCTGCAAAATTACCAAAGTAGAAATCACCACTTGTTACTTGGTTACTTCTGACAACATTATAGCCATTCATGCTATTGTCAGGAGAAACAACAAACTGAGCAGTGCCAGTAGCCTTTTCAGTTGTTTTTAAAGTACCAAAATCAGCAGGTCTACAGATGTAAGCTAAAGAACCAGTTAAAGCATTGTCATTAGCAACAGCACTTTCCATAGCTACTATTTCAGCCCAAGTTGGATTAGCAGCAGCAAAAGTTGTAGTGTTAATACCTGAAGTACTAGCAATACCTGTTGGCTGACCACTTGAACCTGAACCAGCTAAAGCACCTAAATCAATAGCAGTAGCTATAGATTTTGTTAGGTCATCTCTGATTAAGTTCTCAACATCTAATGATGATTGTTGTAGTAAAAGTCTTGTTGCATCAGTGAAAGCACCAATTACTTTAGGACTCATTGTTACTGAACCTGAAGTAAATTCACTTTCAGCAGCAGCACTACCTTCTGTAGCTATCCAGCCAGCAGATGAAGCAGCAGTTTTCTTAGGTATTACAACATTTCCTTGTAATCCACGAAGCATAGTTGCACCAGCTTGCATTACTGAAGATTCGTTTCTTAGTACATCAATAAAGTCATTCCCTCTGTAATCTTCAGCTATTAAAGTTGAATCATCAGATGAGTTGATGTCTCTTTTGCCCCAAGTTCTTAGGACTTCAGCAGGTAGCATGATGCCTTGAGCATCTTTACCATACTGTCTAGCAGCTTCAGCAGAACATTCAAATTCAAATGCTGCATCTTGCTGTGCTCTTCTGTCAGAAGGATTAGCCATAGCTCTAATTGCTTTTACTAGACTAAACTCTCTTACTTCTTCTTTAGTCATGCCGATTTCTGAAGGAGTTTCTAAAGGAGTATTGTTAGAAATATTTTCTAATAATACACCTCTAAATTCTTCAACAGAGATACCATCACTAATTGCTTTGTCAGCTAAATCTCTTTTATTGTGTCTAGCTGCTAAATCTATAATCTCTTTTGAGTTTCTTTTAAATTCAGCTTTAGCTTCATCAATAGTCTGAGTTCTAACTTCATCAAGATTAATATCTTGTTTCTTTTCGTTTTCCATTAGTTTTACCTCAATGTTTTTGTGTTGTTTATCTTTAGAACGACCAACTCCAACAAGTCGACTTTGGTCAGCAGGAACGGACACGCTGGATACTTCCATAGGTGTCCATTGAGCTTTATAGTAAGTCTCATCATTGTCTTGATATCGTTCCAGTTTATCAATTCTGTAGCCAACTGAAATGTTCATTCGTATACCATCAGCCACATCTTCAAATACTTCACGAGCTAAAGCAGATTTTCCAAATCTAACTACAGCAGTTGTCCTCTTCGCTGTCTCATCTAATTTGAATTCTTCAATTACACCAATTTGCTTAGTCATATCATGGTCAAGCAATAATGGTGCTCTGCCTGAATTTATAAACTCCATGTTTATATCATCAGCAGAATGTCCTAGGACTTCCATCCCAAAACTTCGTTCTACAGGTTCTTCACTAGAAACACCTACACGAACTACTCTTTTTTCTTCATCAAGATAAGAATGTTTAGATAAATCAATAGTTCTATATTTCATAGGCATATCAATTACCTTTCTTTCTTCTTCACTTGATTCAGACATAGAGACTTCATCAGTTGTTTCTAATTCTTCACCTTCATGTTCTACATCCTCATGCTTTGCAAATTCAACGATAACTTTATCATCAGTTTCACTCACATTAAGGATATGTCTATCTTCTTTATTCATAGATTTCTCCCTTTCTTTTGTTAATAAAGGATGTTTTTCCAATTCATCAGAATTGAAATCGTTTAAATCCCTAATGGGATTAATCTTTGTTAAAGTGCTGAATTTATGTCCTACTTCAATATCTGTAGGTTCACCACTTCTATAAACTTGTATTAGTGCAGCAGGGTCATCTTCAGTTCCAGTAATAGTTAATTCACTATTAGGAATATTGATTTTTCCATCTCTTTCTATCTTAATTATTTTTCCTCTAGCTCTTCCACCAGCACTATTCCAACTAACAAAATCGCCTAGTTTAAGTGCATCAGGCATAGCTCTATCTTCTTCTTTTTTCATTTGTTCCACCAATCTTTTTGACCAACTAAATCCAGCATCACCACCCCATAATGCCCATGCTATTCTACCATTAGAAGGATAACCTTCTTCGCCTTGTTTAAAACCTTCAGCTTGCTTATCTACTTCATGTCTTGAGAAGAAGCTATACATTCTTTTAACAGTATCATCAGAAAGATTTTCTCCAGCTACTATTTGTCTTGCTCTTACAGCTCCAACTCTAGTCCCACCTCTACCATGTTCTTCACGCCAGTCTAAACCTCTTTGAGCTTCAACTTTCATTCCTTCGTTTGGATTAGGCATCTTCTTCCTCTTCCCCACCTTGTATCTTAGCTTCTACAGGTAATTTCTGACCAAATGGTTGATAGGCTAGTTCAATATCATATTGTTTAGCTAGTTCTATTTCTTTTTGATGTTGTTCAAACAACTCTTCAGTATCTCTACCATAAGAAGCAGAAATATCAGAATAAGTAAGTGTTCCATTTTGTAAACCTATTACATTAGCTTGCATTTCTTTTAATGGGTCAATCCAAGCAAAACTTCTTGGTATGTAATTGACTGACCTTGCAAATTTATCATATTTACCCATAGGTAAATTGATATAACCTGTAGATATAGCCATTTCTAACCATGCCTGAAATACTGGATTTACAAAATGCTCAATTACAAATTGTTGATATATTTGATACATACTTCTATCTTCTAAAGCACCTTGTCTTATTGAAGAATAATTAACTGAAGTTAAATCATTAGATAGAGAATGATAAGAAATATTTAAACCTGATGCGATACTTCTTAAAACACTAGTTGTAAAAGAATCAAATGCAGATGTTGGATGTGTAGGGTCAAAGCTGCGAAAATCCATTCCTGCTGGTAGTTGTTCAAATACACCAGCCTGAGCATTCATTGTTGGATTAAAGGTATCTTCATATTCACCATCACCAACATAGCCATCACCATCAGGTGAGGTAAAGAAACCCATTTTAGATGCACCAACTCTAGCTGCAACTATCTCTGCTTCTAAATAACCATTTAACATTTTCACATTAGCCATTGCTGTAGCAACCAAAGAAACACCTCTAGTTTGTTCTGCTCTAGTAGGTAGGTAAGCATGGATAATCTCATCAGCAGGTACTCTAATGTGTTGTGCTTGAGATAAATAAACTCTATCGTATGGATGGTCTTTATATAAATGATAAGCAACTGGTTTGTCATACTTATCTACTTCTACACCCATCTTAATACGATTGCCTGTAGCTTTATAAACATCATTCTTATTTTCATCTAAATGGTCTGCTTCTAAAAACTGTAATTCAAAACCAAAAGGTGAATTAGTATTTTTAATTTTTCTGATTAATACTTCACCATCTCTACATAGAGATTCAACAAATATTTTTTGGCAGTCTAAAAATGATAATCTTCCATTAGTTGTGCAATTGCCAACTTGACCCCATTCTTTCCAAGCTCTTTCAATTAGCAGGTTAGCTCCAATGTCTAAAGAACCATTATCGTTCCTAGCCTTGGAGCTCACTCTTATGCCATGCTTACCGATAACATTAGATACCATCAGGTTAAGGTATCGTGCTATATAGCTATCGTTTCTTGCAAGTTCTCTAGCTCTATCTCTTAATATTCTTATGTTATCTTTTATTTCAGCATCAGCACTTGTAGAGGTGGTAACAAAATCTGCAAACAGCCTGCCAGTATTAGCTCCTGTATAGCTTCTTCTATATGCTTGTCTTTTCTTTTTCTTAGGCTCATTAACGCCTAATATTCTGTTATACCATGCCATTATGTGTAGCTCTTAGGATTAGAGCCAGTGGTTCTACCAAAGTTTACTTTAATAGTATTTCCTGACCCTCGTTTATTTTTAATTCTTTGTATTTTAACTTCTTTAAGATATTCAGCTTTGTATCTATCTCTAAAAGTTAATAGTTCATCTATAGACATTCTTGATAATGACCTACCAGCTATAGACATAGATGATTGGTCTATATTGGCACGATTCTCAATAACTGCTTCCAAACTATCTAAAACAATCTTTGCATGACTTCTAACTGAAGCAGATGTAGTTGCATAATTATCCTGAACCTCTACAAAACCTTCTTCTAATTTGACTCTTGCAGAATCAGAAGTTCTGGTTATATAAGAAACCCAATTGTAATTACCTTTTGTGTATGAAGCAGTGTTGTTTGCTTCAATGATATAGGTATCGTTTGATTCAGTTGCAGTTAATGTGAAATTAGAAGCTGTAGCACCATCAACTAAATTGAACTCATAGGATAATGAATAAGATGCTACTGGATAATCATCTGATAAATCTTCTCTTTTCCATGCCCAAAAGTCTCCCAACTGAAGCTCAGTAGGAACTTGGGGTGGATAATTTGTTGAATCAAATTTGTTGCTCAAGCAAAAACCTCATAAATGTTTTAGATATATCTACATCTAACACTAATGTGCAATAGGCTATTGTCAATATCAAAAAGGGAAAAAATAAAAAAGGCTCAATTAAGAGCCTTTTAAAAAATTATAACTTTTTTTAATATCTTTCAACATATTTAGCATACAAACCCTGAGCTTCTAACCAATTTATAACTTTTTTTGCTGAATCGTACTTAGAAAAATTACCATCAAGATTAACATATATAGCACCAATAGTACTTTCTATATAACTATGAGTTGCTGGAAACCCATCATCCTTGGTATTCAAAGAAACAAATTCTTTTTCCCAAAGGCTCTCTGCTTCTTTTTTAATTTGTTGCTCAACTGCATATATCTCTTGAAATGTTTTTAAATTTTTAACCCTGTCTGTATATTTCATGTTTGACTCCTTTTTGTTTAACATAAGCATATTATACACATATAAATATATAAATGTATATAAAATAAGTAAAAAAAGTGCAATTATTTCCAAGAAGTAGCGAAATTACCCCTATTTATGCCTTTTTGGGGTCTATTTTGTGGTTTTTCTCTTGGTTTTGATTCTTGAGTAAGTATCTTGTTCTCAATAGAATCATAGTTAGGATTCAGGATGTAGATAGCAGCAAAGTTATATACTAATGTATCTAATGCTTCATTTCTTGGTCTTACTTGTTTCCAAACTAGCGTTTTTCTTCCTCTAACAAACTTAGTGATTCTTTTCTCTGCTGTAAGTTGCTTAAAGTATTCTTCATCTAAGTCTGAACAAAAATGCAAAGTAGTATTTTCAGCTTCAGTAGATAATCTAGCAAAGATAGCTTCTTTAGCACTATCAGAACCAACACCATAGAGAACAGCTTTATTCTTTCCTACAAATGTAGGTCTATTAGCTATTGGTTTGCCAGCTTGGGATAAACCTTTAATTGCAAATATTCTTCTAGCTTGTCGTGGTTTGGTAAATTGATAAACCATATTGGTATGATGTCCACCTGAGTCAATCGTGCAACATGATATAGGTATCAATCTTTCAGATTCAGTTTTAAATCTTTTCTTTAGATAAGCATCTAGGTCTGACCAAACATTCATAGCATTTGGGTCTCCCCAAAATATCTTGTAATCACAAACCCATGCTTCATAGTTCTTACCCCAACCCACTAACTGTAATTCCAATCTATCTTTTTGTGTATCAACACCAGCAGTTAAAACTAAAACATCTTCAGGTATCGTTGTGTAATCATAATTCAATCTGCGTTCTAGTAATGTTTCATATTCAACCGCTTCGCCTTGTTCTTCCCAAGATTCACCAAGAGCAGTATTAATCCAAGTCTTTAACATCTCAGGATTCTTTTTAGCTTCAAGAAATGATTTAGCCATATCTGCCCAAGTAGACCAAACTGAATATAGCTCTGATATATGAAATCCTGCTGTATCTGATTTAGATTCTGATGCTATCCATTCGCCATGTTTTAACATCCACTGTTTTTTAGACTCATCTATAACTGAACCACAATGTTCGCAAGCATAAGAAGCTGTCTCAGGTTTATCTTCATCCCAAACTACATTCTTCCATTTTAAAACTTGCTTCTCTTCACATTCAGGACAGGGAACATGGTAGTAGCGTTTATCTGATTCTTCAAAAGCAGTTTCTATTCTTGATAGTCCTTTTATTGTAGGAGTAGAACACATATATATCTTTTTATTCCAAAAGGTAGTTGTTCTTTTAGTTGCAAGTGATATTGGGTCTCCCTCAGCTCCTGCTGACTGTTCATATCTATCAACCTCATCTGCTAATACAATTCTTATTGGTCTTGATGCTAATCCTGATGCAGAATTAGAACCAACAATGTTTAGATTACCGCCTGCAAACTTCTTGGATAAAACTGTATTACCACTATCTCTGCTTCTTGGGTCTTTTACACAATCTCTTATCTTCTCTGAATCTCTTATCATAGTTGCAAGTCTATCTTTACTAAATGCTTGAGCCATTTGTAGAGTAGGTTGCATGATTAACATTGGAGCTGGGTCTTGGTCTATGTAGTAACCAATGACATTTAGCAGAATCTCAGTAGCACCAACTTGAGCAGACTTCATAAATACTATTCTTTGAATATCAGGGTCATTAAAAGAATCCATTATCTCTCTTTGATATGGTGCTCTATCAGTTCTCCATGCTCCAGCTTCTGCTGAAGATTCAGGAGATAATCTCCTGTAGTTATCTGACCAGTTACTAATCTTCAGATTGGGTGGTGGAGTCCAAACCTGATTGGTCTCCTGTATCACCTTTTCTATATTTTTGAGGTATTCCATCTTGAGCTAACTCGTTTAGTGCTTCATGCACTTGTTCTTTTATTATTAATTCTGCTTCAGCATACTTATCTACTGTAATCACCTGATGTGCGATTCTTGAAGGTAGTCCTAATAGCTTTGCTCTTGCATTAGCTACATAGTCAACCCAAGTATCTTCAACTAATTGTGCTGGTATTAGGTTGCCTTCTAGTTCTTCTACTTCTAGTTCTGCTTTTCTAGCTTGAGCTGCGGTTAGTTTAGTCTTTTCTTCTGCAATATCACCGCTACCACTTCTTTTGTGGTAACCACCTAGTTTTCTAAGATACGAAATGTAAGCAACTCTGCAAACATCTATGTTTAAAGGACTCCTGCCTTGTTTTGAGGGCAGTACACCATCTCTAATCAATTCTGAGACTCTTTTGACTGATAAATCCAAATGGTCTGCAACTTCTCTTTGTGTAGCCATACAGTGCGTTTATTACCCTATTAGATTTGGACTGTCGCTACAAAAAAAGTGTGGTCGCGAATAACCCACGATGAATGTCCTAGAAGAACCTATCATTTGGCGTTCCTTAGTGCTTTAGTGAATTCTTCAGCAAAGTTCTTATCAAACCTAGCCTTGCTATACTTCTCAGCTATCTTGTAGAAGGGAAACATAGCGGTATAAGTTACACTGTTTTTAAATGCTACCATCAGCTTTGCTGACCTATCCTTTTGTCTTTCCCAAACACCATCAATCCCTTTTATGTTTCCAATAAATTGCGTTTGCTTCTTAATCAAACCACTCTTTCTTCCAGCGATGTTACCAAATTTATTTAACTTAGCATTAGGAATATAAGGCACACCAACCTTGGATGATTCGCCCGACCTAACACCACCATGCACTAGATACTGCATGAACTTGTTTGCCCATTCAGTAAAACCTAGAGTACCAGTAAGATTAGTTTTCCTTGCACCTATTCTATAAAATGCCTTAGTTGTTCTAGCCATTGGTCTATCAAGTTTCTTTATCATTTGTTTCTGCATCTCTCTATCTAAACCTTTCATACGATTACCTTTACCAATACCCAAAGTCTTATTGATAGCCATAGCAGTTGCAAATGGTACTTGTTTCTTCTGCACATTAGTTGTCCACTTGGTTACATCTTTTATATTATCTTTAACAGATAGCTTCATCCCTTTCTCCAATGTGATTGTGTTTGGAACTTTAGACCTAATGCTTTAGCTTTCCTTCTGATAGTAGATGGATGCACATCATAAGTCATAGCAATATCATGAGATGATTTGCCTTCCTTAATCTTCTGTTCTAATTTTTGTTTATCTATCTTCATAAGTTCTCGTAATGTTCTATTAACTTATTAATATACCAAACAGACTTCTTTAAGTCTTGTATATTGGCATCTTTGTATTTATGGCGGTGCAAGTATTTAATTGCATTACCCTCAAGATATGCAGGGAACTCTTTGCCTAATTGTTGTTTGATGTAGTCAATACATTCTATGCCACCATTGTTGTAATGTGGTGGATGATTTACTGGGTCATTCATTTCTCTCTC